AATACATGGCATATACAAAGCCTCGTGTTGATACAAATGTTACAGCAGGACAATATCTAAACGCACAGATCAAAGCACTTGGTGGCGACACCGATGCTCGTGATCTAGTCGCAGCATTACAAATTGCAACTGTTTCTGAGAACACAGGAATGGTTCCACCAAATTATTTGCGTGATGTTATCGGCGTGATTGATTCAAGCCGTCCGTTCATCGATTCAATCGAGCGTGCTCCACTTCCAGCATCAGGAATGAAAGTATTTACTCCAAAGCTAGGAACACAGGCAACTGTTGCACAAACTGCTGAAGGTGTTGAGTTTTCATCAACCGATACAGTTGTAACTTTCCAAGAGGACAATATCGTCAAGTTTGCTGGAGCAAATGTTGTCAATGTTGAACTGTTTGATCGTTCAGACCCATCTTTCGCTGACCTTTTGGTTCGTGAGTTAGCAGCATCTTATGCACAAAAGACCGATGCTTATGCAGCAACAATTGCAGCAGACAATGCAGGAGTGTCATCTGGAACTTCAATTTACAAGGCTATTGCTGATGGAATTGCAGATTCTTATGGCGTAATGCGCTTTACTCCAAACCGCTTAATGGTTACACCTTCAGGCGGATACACAAACATTGATTTTGCCAACTTGCTTGGTGCAGTTGATGGTTCAGCTCGTCCATTGTTTGCAGCAGCCGTTTCTCAAAATGCTGGTGGTTTAATTACACAAGGCAGCACAAATGGCACAGTTGCGGGACTTGATCTTGTAGTAGATCCTAACTACACCGGAAACAATGTTGGCGATAAGTCTGCATTAGTTTATCCATCACAAGCAATGCGATTCCACGAAAGTGGCACAATTGAACTGCGTGCCAATATCGTTGCAAATGGTCGCATTGAGATCGGACTTTACGGATATGTTTGTGTAGTTAATCGCTACCCAACAGCATTCCGTGCTTTATTCGTATCTTAATTTAACTGAGTGCCTAGGGTTGCTCCCGATCCTAGGCATCCATTAATGGGAGTAAGGAGATGACATGCCAAGCATAATTACAGCCACACAGTTGAGAAGTGTGCTTGGTGTGTCGTCTGCCTTGTATAACGATGCGTATTTAGATCAAATTATTGACACAGCAGAAACAGTCATTCTGCCAATGCTTGTTACATTCAAAGCACCAATTCAAGCAACTTCATTGTCAGACAATGTTGCTACATTTACCACACTAGGAATTCATGAATTTACCGAAGGGCAGTCAGTTGTCATCACAGGATGCGGAGCACCTTACAACGGAACAAGAGTTGTGCTGGCAGACAATCTTGGACAATATACCTTTTCGCAATCGATCACTAATGCCGATCTACTCGAAGCTAATGTCATCCCATCCGGAGTTGCTGCCCTTTCTGGCGGATCAACTTATGTTGGAAACGCAGCTGTTCAGTCAGCCGTCTATACAGTTTCAGTCGAAGTTTTCCAAGCAAGACTTGCCGGCGGAGGACAAATCGAAGGAGTAGATTTTTCACCAACACCATTTAGAATGGGTCGATCACTTTTCAATAAGTGCGTTGGTTTATTGGGTTCATATATGGACACCGAAAGCATGGCTTTGTAAATGCCTAATGAAACAATCCTTCAACAGATCCGCACACCTTTAGCGACCGCATTATCTAGCGTTGCAGGTAATGTTTATTCATTTGTTCCTGAAACAGTAATTCCACCAGCTGTGGTGGTTGTGCCTGATTCACCATATTTAGAATTTGAAACAATTAACAAATCAAACATTCGTAGCAAGGTCAATATGACCATTTCAGTTGCAGTTGCTTACAATAGCAACCCAGCATCGCTCGACAACATCGAGCAATTAATCATAAGCGTTCTGGCAGTAATTCCAGCAGGATATATTGTCAGCTCGGTCGAAAGACCAACAGTTACACAAGTTGGAGCAAGTACGCTGCTAATAGCAGATGTTCGAGTTTCTACCTACTACACAAGAACCGTCTAAGGAGTAATCATGGCAACCACAGTAATTACCGGTCGTGATATTTCGCTGTCTTTCTCAGGTGGAACAGACATCGATGCACAAGCGACCAATGCAGTATTAACAAAAGTCAATGAGCGTCAGGTTTATCAGACACTTGATGGCGAGGCTTACAAGACAACAAACATCTCTGGAACATTCCAGTTAGACATGTTGGCAGATTGGGGCAAAACAAACTCAGTTTGTGAAGCTCTATGGACAGCAGCAGAAAGCGCACCAGATACAGACATTTCAATCACACTTACAGCTGCAACTGGCGCACAATTTGTGTTCCCAGTAAAGCCTGAGTTTCCAACAGCCGGAGGATCAGGAATTGATGCTCAGACAGTATCATTCACCTTTACAGTATCTAAGGGCGAAGTAACCGAAACCTTTAGTTAAAAAATAAAACGGGAGCAAACAAATGAAGTTACCAATTACAATTGAATACAACTCAGGTGAGCAAGCAACTTACATTGCCCAACCACCTGAGTGGGCGAAATGGGAAAAGCAGACAGGAAACACTATTGGTCAGGCATCCGAAAAGTTGGGCATTTGGGATCTTATGTTTCTTGCTTATCATGCACATAAGCGTGAACTTGCAGGAGGTAAGCCCATCAAACCAATGGATATTTGGATGGAAACTGTAGCTGATGTCATCGTTGGTGATGCAGACCCAAAAGCCACAAAGCAGGAAGCCTAAACAGGTTATTGGTCGAGTTGGCAATTGCCACAAAGATACCAATGAGCGAATGGGTTGATGCGGACGACATATTAACAGCGATCGAGATATTGGAGGCAAGGAATGGCAAATGAAACCATTGCATACAATAAAAAAGATCTGCGTGATATTTACAAAGCGTTCAAACTTATGGATGACCAAGCGACAGAGGAAGCAAGAACTCAATCTGCTGCTTTGGCGTATTTTGCATCAGAGGAAATTAAGCAGGCAGCTAGAGGTCGAACAAAAAGTGGCAAGGTTGCGCAAAGGGTCGCAGATGGCGTTAGCATCTCTAAGTCCAGCAAAATCGGTGAGTTCCGTTATGGTTTCGCAAGACAAAAGTTTTCAGGTGGCGCTACTACGCAAACCCTATGGGGTGGAGTTGAGTTTGGATCTAATAAGTTCAAGCAGTTCCCTACATATTCAGGACGGCAAGGCAGAGGTTCAAGAGGTTGGTTTATCTATCCAACCCTTCGCAAAATTCAGCCTGAATTGATTAACAAATGGGAACAGGCTTTCAATCGCATTATTAAGGAATGGGTCTAATGGCAACCGGTAATCGCACATTAAAGTTATCAATCCTTGCCGATGTTGATGACTTAAAAAAGAAGCTAGGCGAAGCCGACAAAGCAGTTGAAACTAACGCAAGCAAAATTTCAGAGTTTGGAAAGAAAGCTGCTGCTGCATTTGCAGTCGCTGCTGCTGCTGCCGTTGCCTATGGCACTAAATTAGCCATTGATGGTGTCAAGGCTGCCATCGAGGATGAACAGGCACAACTAAGGTTAGCTGCTGCATTGAAGTCTGCCACAGGCGCTACTGATGCCCAAATAGCGGCAACTGAGGCTTATATCCTTAAGACTTCTTTGGCAACTGGTGTTACCGATGATCAATTGCGTCCAGCATTTCAAAGATTGGCAGTATCTACAAAAGATACAAACGAAGCCCAGAAACTATTAAATTTATCTTTAGACATTGCCAAAGGTCGAGGATTAGAACTAGAAACTGTTGCCAATGCTTTAGGCAGGGCGCAGGATGGAAACACCACAGCTTTAGGCAGATTAGGACTAGGTTTATCAAAGGCAGAATTATCAACCCTTTCATTTACCGAAGTTCAACAAAAACTATCTGATCTTTATGGTGGAGCAGCAGCTGCAAACGCTGAAACATTCCAAGGCAAGATTGATCGCTTAAAAGTAGGATTTGATGAAGCCAAGGAATCTTTGGGCGTTGCGTTACTTCCAGCAGTTGAGCAATTTATTGGTTTCTTAAATAACACAGGCATTCCAACACTAAATGCGTTTATTGCAGGATTGACTGGCGATGAAGGATTGAGCGCAGGATTAGCACAAAGCCAAAAAGGTGCTGAATCATTTGGCAAAGCAATCAATGTTGTTGCTGGCATTCTTGCAGGCTTTCTTAATTTTATTAGAGAAGTTATTGGTGCATTAACAGAGTTAGCAAACCAAGCAATAAGAGTTGTTAATATAATTAAGCCCGGAGGGGATGTTGGATATATTCCAAATGTTTCTCCTAGCGCAAGTCAATTGGGAATGCTTGGTGCAGCACCATTGCCAGCAGTTCCAGCAAATACAAGAGAAAACCGCACAACTGTAAATAACATTACAGTTCAATCGGTTGATGCCGAAGGATCTGCAAGGGCTGTTGCCAAGGTATTAAATCAAAGCGCATCAAGATCAGTTCCTCAGCTTTACAATAGCGGGATCACTAGGGCTAGATAATGACAGTTTGGACACCAGACTGGAAACTGATTGTTGCAGGTGTTGATTACACAGACATTGCAATTGCTGACATAACCCATGAAGCAGGTCGAACAGATATTTACACTCAGCCAACTCCATCATATTTGCAAATTACCTTAGTTGCTTTATCTGGACAAACATTGTCTTTTGACATTAATGACAGTTTAGATTTACAGGTCAAAGACAGTTCAGGCTCTTATATAAGTTTATTTGGCGGTGACATTACCGATGTGACTGTTGAAGTTGGGGCAACCGGAGCATTGGCAACTGTTGTTAATTACACAATTCTTGCAATGGGTTCATTGGTCAAACTTGCCAAAGAGATTTACACCGGCAACATTTCGCAAGATCAAGATGGCGACCAAATTTATGAATTACTTTCTAGCGTATTGCTTGGATCTTGGAATGATGTGCCAGCAGCTACGACATGGGCAACTTATAATCCGACTGAAACTTGGGCAAATGCGTTGAATCAAGGATTAGGCGAGATTGATCAACCTGGTCTTTATACAATGTCAAGCCGATCAGCTGATCCCGACACTATTTACAACATTGCAAGTTTTATTGCTGATAGCGCATTCGGATATTTATTTGAAGCCCCGAATGGAGATATCGGGTATGCCGATGCCGACCATAGGCAAACTTATTTATTAAACAATGGTTATGTTGATTTAGATGCAAGCCATGCTTTAGGTCAAGGGTTATCAACAATTACAAGATCAGCCGATATTCGAAATGACATTTATATTAATTACGGAAATAATTTTAATTCTCAAGCAACCGCAACAGATGCAGATTCAGTTGCATTGTATGGTTACAAAGCTGAAACCATTAATTCTGCCATCCATTCAGGTGTAGATGCCCAAGAAGTTGCAGATAGATATATTGCTCAAAGAGCCTACCCATTGGCAGCCTTTCAATCCATAACTTTTCCAATAACCAATCCTGAGATTGATGACAGCGATCGGGACAACCTGTTAGGTGTATTTATGGGTCAGCCTCTTAATATCCAAAACCTACCAACCCAAATCTCAAATGGCGTATTTGAAGGCTATGTTGAAGGATGGCGATGGAGCACTAGGTTTAATGAATTATTCCTGACAATCAATCTCTCGCCTGTGGCGTTTAGCCAAGTGGCAATGCGCTGGAATACTGTACCAATAACCGAGGCATGGAACACAATAGATCCAACTTTAACATGGGAATACGCTACAATCGTAGCCTGATAATAGGAGAAAAATGGCAACTACTACAAATTACAGCTGGAGCACTCCAGATGACACGGCATTGGTCAAAGATGGTGCAGCAGCAATCCGATCACTTGGAACTGCTGTTGATACAACAGTATTTAACAATGCCACAGCTGTATTGAGCGGCACTCAAACTTTAACAAATAAGACTTTAACTGCCCCAATCATTACTGATGCAATTATTCGGGGTTTTGAGGAGGATGTAAATGTAGTGGGATCTGCTGCTACTGGGACAATCAATTTTGATGTATCAACCGCATCTATCTGGTATTACACCTCAAACGCTACCGCTAACCACACATTAAATTTTAGATATAGTTCAGGAGTATCGCTAGATAGTGCTTTGGCTACTGGCGATGCAATTACTTTGGTTTGGTTAAACACAAATGGTGCAACGCCTTACTATCCAGATGTTATTCAAATTGATGGCAACACAGTAACTCCTAAAGTTCCTGCTGCGATTTCTGCTGGTAATGCTTCAGCAATTGATGCCTATTCATTTACAATTATTAAAACAGCATCTGCTACATTTACAGTTTTAGAAACACAAACTAAGTTTGCGTAAAAATTAAAATGCCTATCCTAGGAACATTAGCCAATTGCTCTGTTAGAGGCTTTGGTGGATTATCACGTAAGCCATTAACAGTTACAGGCGGCACTTTATTTACTTCTGGTGGTTTCAATTACAGATTGTTTACAGGTAATGGAACGCTTGGGGTTTCAGGCGGCACATTAATTGCTGATATTTTAGTTGTTGCAGGCGGTGCTGGTGCGTGTGTCGGCGCAGGAAACACACCAACAGGTGCAGGCGGTGCTGGTGGACTTATTGTTTTTACATCGCAGTCTTTGACATCTCAAAATTACACTTGCACAGTTGGCGCAGGCGGTGCTGGAACAGCCTCTAACACAGAGGTTGGAAATGGCGGTGATTCTCAGTTTGGTTCATTAACCTTAATTAAGGGTGGTGGTGGCGGCGGACATACTGATGGAGTTGCTGGAAAACTTGGTGGCAGTGGCGGTGGAGGAATGTTTGGCGGTGCTGGTGGTGCAGGTACTTCTGGTCAGGGTAATGCTGGCGGAGGTTCTTCTACATCAACAGCCCAAGGTTCTGGCGGTGGCGGTGGTGCAGGAGGGGCAGCGGCTGCTGGAACTTCAACAACTGGCGGTGCTGGTGGAATTGGTTATTATGATTCAATCATTGATGCTATGGGCGCTGCTACATCAACAGGCGAATTGAGTTCAGGACATTATTATTTTGCTGGCGGTGGCGGTGGATCAACATATAATGGGGGAACTCCTGGTGCTGGCGGATTAGGTGGCGGTGGCGATGGTCGTAGAACGCAAGTTGCAGAAAGTGGTGCAACCAATACTGGCGGTGGCGGTGGCGGCACTGGAGATTTTGCTACTGGAACTGGAGCAAATGGTGGCTCTGGAATCATAATTGTGAGGTATGCAGTATGAGCCACTGGGCAGAAATTGATAATAATAATAAAGTTTTAAGAGTGTTGGTTGGCGATAATAATGACCCAGCAGGTGATGAAGGTTATCAATGGTTATTAGATAATCTTGGTGGCACTTGGATTAAAACAAGTTACAATAATAAAATCCGCAAACAATATGCTGGTATTGGCTATTCTTATGACCCAGTTAATGATGTATTTATAGCACCTCAACCATTTCCATCTTGGTCATTAGATCAGAACTTTGATTGGCAAGCCCCAACACCTAGACCCACTGAGGGCTTTTGGTATTGGGATGAAACAAATTTAGAATGGGTTGAAATTGAAACCTTGGCTAAGTAAAGCAGCTGTGCAACTGCGTGAACAGATCGATGATTCCTTCCCAGAGCGTTTGCGCAAATCTGATGGGTGGATTGGTGATGCTAGACATAGCGCACGAAAAAGCGATCACAACCCAGACACAAATGGATGCGTGCGAGCAATTGATATTGACGCTCGGCTTTCTGACGACAAAGGGCTTTCAGCATATTTGGCAGATCAAATTCGATCATATGGGAAAACCAATGGTCGCATCAGTTATGTAATCCATCAAGGCAAAATTGCCTCACCTATTCTTAGATGGCGTTGGCGCAAGTTTCGTGGCAGTAACCTACACAACCACCACATACATGTTAGTTTCAAGAAAGATCAAGATAAGAATTCAGACTTTTTTCACATCCCACTACTAGGAGGCAACGCATGAAACTATCAAACAAACACAAGGCTGCGATTAAGTCATATTTAAGAGCTGTGGCTGCCTCCGGCATAACTGTGGCACTTGCCATAGTTGCTGATATTCGACCAGAATTTGCAGTGTTACTTGGCGCAATCATTGCACCCATTGTTAAGGCTATTGATCCAACTTCCGGCAATGAAGCTGATTACGGCGTTAATGCAAAATGACGGCTCAAGATTGGCTCGCTATCGCTACTGGCGTATGCGCCGTAACAGGCAGTTTGTTTATGGGTCTGCGTTGGGTTATTAAATCTTATTTAGCAGAACTAAAGCCAAACTCAGGCACAAGCATGAAGGATCAAATTACAAGACTTGAACAGCGTGTCGATGATCTGTTTGTCTTAATCAGTAAGCGATAATTTTAATTATGGCGAACACACGAAAACCTATCAAACGCAAAAAGATCAATC